ATTCAATTGTCCTTATGAGGCGGATGCAAAGCATTCAAATCTTTGGACTGAACGAAACAGTGATGGACAACTAAAGTGGTCTTTGGTTTCAACGAAACGCATAATGGAAGCGTGGGCGAACAAAGAAAACGTTCGCACTAATATTAGCAAAGAGAGGACGTTGGCTTATGGCACCTTTGATTGAAGACGATGGTTTTATTACAGTTCACCCTCCAATAGAAGGAACATATTATTATGGTGGAAAACTCTACAATGTGGACATTAATTCACGGGACAGACGGCATGGAGGTGCTTTCGATCGTGGCATGGCTGATAGCTATTACAGGCGTGGCCGTTTTCCTCATTTGTACGTTGGTGCTACTGGCACTTCGGACCTCATCGACGAACCACAAATGAGTGAAGAAGAAATAGATGCATATAATGCAGGATTTTCTTACAATGAGAATGTGGAACAAGAATACAAGGATTGGTAATGATATTACTTGATTATAACGCCATTGCTATCGGCAATGTTGCGGTACAAAAGTTGGCGGCAGACGAAGGTCTGATCCGCCACATGATACTTAATTCTATTCGTATGTATAGACAGAAATTTCACAAAGAATATGGTGAGATGGTTGTAGTTGCAGATGGAATGAATAATTGGCGTAAAGATGCATTTCCTCAATACAAGGCAGCACGTAGAAAGAAACGCAGTGAGTCTACTATTGATTGGAATGAAGTCTTTCGTATTATTAATATGGTACGTGAAGAGATACAAGAAAACTTTCCTTATAAAGTTATGCATGAGGATGGATGTGAAGCTGATGACGTGATTGCACAGCTTGCACTCGAGACTCAAGAGTTCGGTAAACATGAACCTGTTATGATAGTCTCAGCTGATGGTGACTTCAAACAATTGCAAGTTCACAAGAACGTTAGACAGTTTTCACCTCTACTCAAGAAGTTTGTTGTAGAACCTAATCCTCGCACATATCTTGCTGAGCACATTCTCAAAGGTGACACAGGTGATGGTGTACCAAATGTATTATCTGACGATAATGTTTTTGTAGACGGCAGAAGACAAGGTATATTATCCGCCAAGAAGAAAGCAGCGTTACTGGATGATCCACGCGCTCTTGGTGATGAAATATACCGCAATTATCAGAGGAATCAGCAATTGATAGATCTGACAAATTGTCCAGAACCTGTAAAAGAAAGTATTATAAATAATTTTGAACAGCAGGATCCATGGGGCAATCGTCCTAAAGTGTTTCCTTACCTAGTTCAAAAACGATGTAAATTATTGATTGAATGTGTAGGAGAATTTATTTGATGAAACTTGTTCATGAAGTGTTAGAAGATGTACGAAAGAAACGAGCAAAGGCTGACAAGATTAAGGTTCTAAAGGACAACGAAACATGGGCTTTAAAAGACATCTTGCGTGGATCAACTGACACTACTGTTACTTTCAACTTGCCTGACGGAGCACCTCCTTATACTCCGAACAAGCCTGAAAGTGTACCAACTAACCTTGTAAATAAGAATAAAGAATTTCGATGGTTCGTAAAGGGTGGTCCAGGAGACAACCTAAAAACTTTCGACCGAGAGAAACGATATATTCAACTTTTAGAAGGCATTCACCCCGAAGATGCTAAATTGGTCATAGGTATGATCAGTAAGACAAAACCAGAAGGTGTAAGTCGACCAGTAATCGATGAAGCCTTTCCAGGATTATTGAAAGACGAAGGCTAATGCGGCAATCATTCTAACAAACTAAATTCAACCACTGAGCTTCGGCTTCGGTGGTTTTTTTACTTAGGAGACAAACAAGTATGATATCAGCAAAGATCGAGAGATTAAAGAGGGATTCACGAGAGTTAGAAAATTATGTACATAAACTAGTTAACAAAGGAAAGATTGAGATTGCTAACAAGGTGCGTAAACGTAAAGACTTTTTAGACTACCACATTGCTGAACTGAAAAAAGTAGGTTAGGAGGAAATTAACTGTGTACTTCTCCGTTAAATCTGTGTATAATAAATTATCGCTATGAAGCGGAGGAGTATACTATGAATATTTTTGTCCTTGATATTAATCCTGTTACGGCTGCTCAATTACAATGCGACAAACACGTCGTTAAAATGATTGTAGAGTCGGCGCAAATGTTATCTACAGCTCATCGGATGCTGGATGGTTACGTTGAAAAACGTCCGTCAAAATCTGGTAAAAGAATGATTAATTACTGGGTACATCCTAAACAAGAAATGGAAGATGTACTTTACAAAGCAGTCCATCATGGTCATCCATGTACTGTATGGACTATGGAATCAGTATACAACTATCGTTGGCATTACGATCATTTTGTTGCTTTACTAAACGAATATACTTATCGTTACAATAAAAGTCATAGTACAGAGAGATTAAAGTATTGGCTAGTAAAACCGCCACAAAATATTCCGCAAGTACCATTCACCGAATTCAAGCTTGCAATGACACACGAACCACAATGCATGCATGAAGGTCAAACTGTACGCTCATACAAAGAATATTATCAAACAAAACAAGATAGATTCAAAATGGTATGGACAAAGCGTGATGTACCTGAATGGTTCAACGTAGCATAATTATATATATTTTTTTAAGGGAAATATTATGCCGATCTATACGTTAAAAGATACTAAGACTCAGGATGAATGGGATGTTCAAATGAGTTATGATGATTTGCAAATTGTTCTAGACGCAAATCCAGAATTTTTACATGTACTCAAACCATTAAAAATAGCAGCTAATGCTGGTAGATCTAATCTATCGCGTGCAGGTGATGGTTGGAAAGACGTGTTAAAAGAAGTAAAGAAAAACAGCGGACGGCGTAGCAACATTAATGTCTAGACGAAGCGCTAAGAGCTCTATGGTAAAACTTGAAAACTTGTTTACTCTAGAGCCAATGACTCCAGCGCAAGAAGAAGTATGTAATGCGTGGGATGACGGAGACAACATTATTATGTCAGGTTCACCAGGAACCGGCAAAACATATCTTGCATTGCATCTTGCACTTGAAGATGTATTAGATCGAGAAACTGTTTATGATAATGTAACACTAGTTAGATCTATAGTACCGACAAGAGAAATCGGTTATCTACCTGGATCTAAAAACGAAAAGGAGGAAGCATATACCTCGCCATATAAAAGTATCTTACAAGAGCTTTTTAACGATAAAGACGCTTGGTTCAAACTTGAACAACAAAAGCTTCTTAACTTCGAATCAACTTCATTTATACGTGGTGTAACATTCAATGATACAATTGTAGTTGTTGATGAAATGCAAAACTTGAACTTCCATGAATTGGATTCAGTTATTACACGTATAGGTAGGAATTGTAAGATTATTTTTTGTGGAGATTATCATCAGTCTGATTTTAAATATGACGATGAAAAAAACGGATTAATAAATTTTATACAGATTGCAGAACAACTCAAAGACTTCACGACAGTTGAATTTGGCTGGGAAGATATTGTAAGATCTGGAGTTGTTCGTGATTATATAATGGCTAAAGAAATGTATATGAGAAAAGGATAATAGTCATGGCTAAATATGCTCGGTTCGATCCTAGAAATAAAAAGAAAGGTCGGAACAAGAATATCTCTCTTGGTAATACAACACCAAAGATAAAGTTTTCTGAAAAAGAGTATGATGATATTATGGTTAAGGTGAATGAAAAAGATGAAACAATTTATACACGAAAAGATAGATCTAGGTTATGACGACCTCGTTGCAGACACAACAGATACCGGTCGTGTTTATAAAGCCCCGGATGGTAACAGATATCCTAGTATCACCACTGTGCTTAGCTTACTTTCTCGCGATGCAATCCGAGCGTGGAGAGAACGAGTAGGCGAAGAAGAAGCTAATAAAGTTTCTTATAGGGCTTCTACACGTGGTACAAAAGTGCACGAGATAGTTGAACAGTATCTAGATAATGAACATGATCCTAAACAATGGACTCCAGATATATTAGCATCTTTGGAGAATCTAAAACCTTACTTACATAGAATAGACACTATATATGAACAAGAATGTCCGCTATATTCTAACTATCTGGGCGTCGCTGGTCGTGTTGACTGCGTTGGTCGATTCGATGGGGTACCTTCAATAATTGATTTTAAAACGTCTAAAAGAATTAAAACTAAAGATAAAATCACAAATTACTTTATGCAAGAAGCTGCATATGCAATTATGTGGGAAGAACGAACAGGTATGCCTATTGTAAACCTTGTAACTATTATGGATGTTGATAATGAACGTCCTTTATTATTTAAAGAACATAGAGATAATTGGACAGATGATTTACTCAAAGCGATCGAAGCGTACCGTCATGAGATACGTACTTCACCTGCGTAAATATTTTAAAAGAATTGGAATTGCACTTTCTGTATTATTTAATGTAATTTTAGGTGGTGCATCTAATCAAACCTTTTCGGCTCGCCAGTATGAGAAGAAAAGAGATGGTCAATCAAATTTAGTATGGCTAATTGATACAGTTATATTTTTTGATACTGATCATTGCATGATGAGTTGGTTATACTGGAAAACAACTAAAGATATCCGTTTAGTGAAAGGAAAATACACACATGAATTTCTTTACAGTCCTGAATATGAGAAGCCAATGGGAAGAACTAGTACAGAAAGGCCGTGGCTTTAATTTGCCAGACCTTAATGGTACTATAAATAACATCGAGCACTTCGTACAAGAAGGGCATAAAAAAAATAGGTTCCGTAAAAATTATAAACCCGTGATGGAACTATCAAAACAAATACTGGGAGAAATTAATGGCGAAGAAACAAAAGGTTCTTCAAGATAATTCCATATTTAATGAACTCGATGTTGACGGCGACGGAATTATAACCGACGAAGAAATGAAACAGGCTGAAGAGCTAATGAGATTAGATCAAGAACGCGAAAGATTTAAGAATGAAGATGCTAAGGAAGACCAAATCCGTGCTATGGCTTGGTTTGCTTTATGGGGTATGTTACTTTACCCTGTGCTCATTCTCATCACAAGTCTTGCAGGCGTAGATAAAGCAGCACAAATAATTGGTGATATTGCACCAACATATTTTGTCGCAATTGCCGGTTTGGTTGCAGCATTCTTTGGTGCTCAAGCTTACACAAAAGGCAAAGGCAAAGGTGGCGAAATGTCTATGGAT